CCATCAATCATTTTTGGAAATGGCAAGGCTGGCTTAGTTCCTCCGCAAAATTCTGAAATTAAAATTAAGTTTAGGGTGGCGAACATAAAAATCAGTGAAGTAATAACTGGTGCCTTCAATAATAAAATATATGTTCCAGTTCCTGGAATTCCAAATGGTGTTACTGTTGACTTAAACAATTATACAAAAAGTGATTATGGATATCCAGGTGATTCAATTAATGAAATTAGGAAAAAATTACCCGAGTATTTAAGAACTCAAAATAGAGCAGTAACTGGCAACGATTATAAATATATGGCCAATAAATTTATGTCACCACATAATGGCTCTATTGGCAAGGCTACGGTGGCTCTACGAAATCATGGATGTGCAGGTAATATTATTGACATAATTGTATTGTCGCAAACTGGTAATTACAAATTAGTTAAAGCTAACAGTAATTTAAAAAATGATTTGCTTGATGATCTGAATAACAAGAAAATGTTTACCGATTATTTATGCATAAAAGATGGTGAAATAATTTTAGTAGACATTCACATTGATTTGATGTTGGATAAAATACACAAAAAATATGAGGAAGCTATTAATAGAAAAATTATAGAACTTATAGATTGGTTTTTTATTCTACCTAATTGGGAATTTGGTCAACCTTTGAAAGAATCTGATATAATAAAAACTTTAGCTGAAGTAAAGGAAGTCAAAGGATTTGAAATAAATTTTATAACAGCTAAGACTGCGAGTGGCGGTGAAATTGTAGGCAATATAATGCCAGCGTATAATGAAATTATAAGGCCAGATAACGTTAATATAAATTTTGTTTATAAATCTGCTGGAGAACTATAAATGGGTCGTAAGAAATATACAGATAATCCGAATGTAAGTGATACCATTATTTTTGATTTAAACACAGAAAATGATGATGGCATATTGGTTGATCCATTTGTTGTAGAAAAAGTTTGTATATTTTATTTAGAAAAAGATTCGAGTAAAAATAAGAAAAAAATTGATAAGAAATTTTATAATCAGAATTTAAAAGAACAGTATGAAAAACAAAAAGAGTTAGCTACAAATGAACCAACTGCATTAAACTTAAAATCACTAAAGACAATCAAAAAAAGTTTAGAAGACAGTGCATTTACAACTCCGTTTTATTACAAAGAAGCTCAATTCGCTATGTCTACTACAAGTCCAATTTGGACAGCAAGTGGCAAGGTGAGGAAGCTTGAAAATTTTGTTAATGAAAAAAAAGAAAAGATTCCAGGCAAGTTCTTTTTTGCATGGTTGCCAAAGGACATGCGTGAAGGTGCATATATTATAAGATGGGAATGGAGATTAAGTGAAAATGGAAGTCTAAAATCCTCAGAAAAATTATTTACAATAAGTGCAGATGCGGCAGAATTAGAAGACACCAATCTAAGATTAGTTTCTAGAGATAAATACGATTTTCTACTTAGTAAATATATACCAGCCATGTATTTTGTTAAGACTAAACCCAATGACTTAACTCCACATGTAATAAATCTTCTAAACAAGTCTATTGGTCAAGCATTTCTGGATATTGAAGATACAGTAATGAAGTTATTTTCTTTGTTTGACCCAAGCTATATTAAATCAAATTTTATTCCTTTGTTAGCCAATAATTTTGGACTTACATTAAGATCAGAAAATGTGGGTGCTTGGAGGAATCAGGTAAGAAATGCTTTAGGACTGTATAAGAAAAAAGGCACTTATGAAAGTTTGAAACAAGCGTTAGATAAAGCTGAAATTACTATTCTAAAAATTACTAATTTATGGCAAGTTACTTCAAAGCATAACTGGATAGATGGCTTCTTGGTGGATAGAGACATAAATCTAGACACACAAATCATAGGTTACTTAACTAAAAGACCAATAAATGATAATATAACAATTGAAATTAGGTCTGAAAAAGATTATATTAATCTGCCTAAAGATATTATAAGTTTTCAAGATGTACAAGCTCCTGAAGCTAGAGTGGCAATTATTTGGCAAGGGGGTAATATAACCCCACAGATACCATTGATAAAAGGAGATTTTATCAAAATAAAATACCAATACAAGCCGATTGAACAAGCCAACTTAGCTGTTGAGAAATACATAAATAATCTAACTTTGGCAGATCAGAGAGATGAACTGAAAGTAAAATATCCTCTCAAAAATTGGAACATAAAGCTAATGGAAGAAGATGATCCTTTGTTTGATTTGATAATAAACGAAAGGAATCCTTTCTGTAATCCAGTTGTCTTTGGAAAGATTAGAACTACATTCCTTTATAGTGAAAAAGTTTGGAACATGGATGCATACAATGGTAGTTTATACAATTCTCATAATCCATGTGATATGGACAAGGATTTTGTTGATACATGTCATGGTGGCAGAAGCAGTAAATTTAATGTACATTTAGAATTTGACAATGTAAATGATGAGAAAATAAAAGAAGCAAAGGAAATAATATTAGATTATTCACCATTTCATGCTATATTACATAATATAATCATAAGTAGTAAAACGATAGATCACGTTTTGCCACCTATGGAATCAATTAAAACTGATATTAAAGAAAACAAAAATCAAGATAAAGTTAAATTCAACGAAACTATTAATTGCAAAATTAAGTTCAAAGACGGTGCAGAAGTTGAAGGGAGATTATAATGAATGAATTGCTAGTGCCTGAAGGATATATCCAAGCCAAAATTAAGTACAAAAACAATTATGTCAAGATATTAAGATTTAAAAACCAAGTATTAAACAAAGGTAAAAATTTTCTGGCTAAATGTTTACTAGGAGAAAGCAAAGATAATATTTATGTTGCAAATATACTTTTTGGTGATGGTGGCACTGTAAATGGAATCCCTAAAGAAGTGCATCCAAGTATAGAACATTTAAATGGTGTTATCAGAATTAAGAAATCAGTGGTTTCTCAGATTGATCCTGAATCACCAGCACAGGCTATATTTACAGTAATTGTCGGTGAAGAAGAAGGCAATGATTTCACAATGAATGAAATGGGTCTTGAACTTAGTGATGGAAGTCTTTTTAGCTTATCAACTTTCGCAGATTTTAATAAAACAGATCAAATGGAAGTTACCTGGGGTTGGAACATAAATTTTCTTTAAAGTAAAAAATGTATAAATTATATCAATACAAACCTATTGAAATAGGGTTTGTCATACTTTGTTCAAATAATAATGTTGGACAACTTAAGTTAACAATAAATTCTATCAAAGCTTATTATCCTGATAATGAAATTACTATAATTATATCAAACACTTGTGAAGAATATCCTAAAGCAATTAGGGGAGGTTCTACCTTTGAGTCCATGATTAACAAAGGTTTAAAAGAGTCTAAATGTAATGAGTGGAATTTAATTACCGTAGCTGGGGGTTGGATTAAAAGCCGCATTGATATTAAATATTCTTATTTTATAGAATCTACTAAAGACATACTTTTCCCAATATTAAAAACCAAAAGCATTCATTGCAATTTCATGAATAATAATAATGGTATGATGATACATAAAAAAGCTTTTGCAGATATAGGGGAATTCCTAGATGATGATGACAGCAAGTTGTTTTGGGCAACAACAGCCATAGAAAAAGGGTACAGATTTAAAGGAATTGTTGGGGGAAGATTGTTTTAAACCATTTTATAAGTATACCACCATCTGTGATTATTCACATGTTTATATTCATTCACTTCTTGAAGATACTTATATAAATCATCCCAATTACCAAAAATATATTGATGTTTTAAGTTCCCGAAGTACCATTTTGATGCAGTTTTTTTACCTTTAGTTGCGACTATCATGACTGGTTTTTTGAGATTTATGGCATGAATTATTTCACATGGCACACCAGTTGTAGGAATGCCTTTAATCGAGGCAGCAATTAAAAAATCACTACGATCAATTACTGCCAAATCTTTTTTCGTAAACATTTTACAAATATTTTCTACCGTATCATAATCTTCATTTTCCAGTGCAATATCCATTTTGACAACTGAATCTTGTTTAATGTCCTTGCTTGGATCAAAAACATTTATGCCAAATTTTTCTTTTAAGCAATCACATACATCCTGTCTCCAGTTTGTTGCGCCTAAATTATCAAACTCAATTGGTGATGATAAATAACAATTTGTATTATAAAGTGGTCCCATTTTTACAGTTCCTTAAATTTTTGTGAATGGTGGACAAATTTTTCCAAGAAAGCACCTTCTGACATAAAATGCTCTTGAAGTAGAACCATGTCCTGGTCCTTTTGTACGAGCCTGTACATATTTGCCATCTTTACTGGTTAAGGCTTCTTTCCCTTGCGTTTTTAATTTATTCCTAATGAATTCGTAATCTTTTTTTACTTCATTGA